AACGCTACTGCCTGTGAGTGGTGTTCCCATATCAGTTCTTCGGTAAAACGTACCAACCTGCCGGCAAGACCACCTTGGATGGTCCCACCAGCTTCTTATCAGAATCAAATCCGTAGACGCTGGCCGTTGTAGGCTGTGCCAGCATCACCGGATCACCGCTTGGCACCAGGACCACCCTGGTCATCTGGCAACCCAGGCAGGTCAGCAATGCGGCCATCCAGATCATTCTTGAGATCATCAGGTGCTTTGCCATGTTGCACATCGGTTGGTGGTGTTTCGCGGAACCAGTCGAGCAGTGCTTTTAGGATCTGGTAGACCCAGTTCACGGCTTAGGAACTTCTGCTTCCTTGGCATCCTTGGCCCAGATTAGGCCGATGCCGGCGGTCACCGCGGCGATGGTGGTAGTCAAGTCGAGGTTGGTTGTCGGGTCACCGTCGAACAGGGCCTTAAGAGCCCCACCAACAGCAACGAGAATGGCACCTACACCGGCGAGAGTTGTTTTCGTGTTTTTCATTTGGATTTGAACAGCCTATAGGCTCCGTAGATGGCGCAGGCTAAGCCAATGAGCGCAGTGATAAGCCTTACCCAGTCGGTCAGCACTGGAATAAACGAAACAGCGGTGGCACCTGCCGCTGCTGCTAGGCTGAGTCCAGGGCTGGTGCTGCTGTTCGTTGGTTCCATTACTCGGTAGGCTGAACGGCTTCAACCACCGGATTAGCCAGCTTGTAAGCCTCCACAACCGCCGGAGTCCACAGCGCATTCGCGATATTCACCACCTCGGTCGGCTGACCTTCCAGCGAATCACCGGGGTTGAGCGTATACTGCGAGGTAATCTCAGATCCGACAACCGCGCCATCGCTGTCGTAATCGATTCCGGTCGTCACGAACAACGAGTTGTTCTGGTTGACCTGCACTGCGACAATGTTGACTGGTACGATCATTGGATAGCGGGTTTGAGGTTGGCGTTGTAAGCGGTAATCGCGGCAGGAGTCCAGACAGCGTTGGCAATCGCTACGACTTGCTCAGGCTGACCCGTAAGGTCTGAGCCGGGAGCGAGACAGTAGCGGCGGAAAGTGGAGGCTTTGACGACCTCGCCATCGACGATCTGATCCGCAAGACGGACCTGAAGGACGGTTGAAGGAAGAACCTCGCAAAGCGAGAAAATAGTGCGTTCTGTTAGCATAATGTTATACGTCGTAGGTAAATGCAAAATAGGTACTGACAGATCCTGCTGCATATGTTCCAGAAACGTTCACATAAATATCGGTTGAATCAACAAACAGCGGTATATAAGTAACACCTGTTGGTGGTGCCGCTGCTACCACCATTGCGCTACGCGCTCCTGACGCAAAAGGCAGTCCGCTAATGACAAGATTACCAGTGATTGCAGTTGTGTTTGGAGTGATGGAAGCAAAAACTTGTCTTCCTATTTTTGTGTAACGTCCGGTAGTTAAATTCGTAAACGTGCCTCCGGTAACCGTCCCCGTCCACGTCCCCTCCTCGTAATCGGCCAGTAGCTCAGAGGTTCCGGTTCCAGCAGTCGCGGAGAAGTCGATGCCTTTGCCGGAGGTAGCCATCACTACGTTGCCGGATGTCATGCTTAAATCGCCGCTAACCTGTGCCCCTGACGTTGTTACGCTTAATCTTAAACCTGTATTACGGTCAAGCAACGCCACATCTGAGGTTGTCCCTTGCCCGTAAATTATCGCGCCGTAACCAGTGTTGTGAGCTAGAAAGCCTTCTGTCGCACCAGCAGCACTAAGGCCGGGATTTCCCGTGGCTTTTAATACGTTAGCGGTGCTTAACTGACCAGTCACCCCAAGCGTCGTACCCACCGTAGCCGCGCCGGTGATGGTGGCGGAGGCGAGGGTGGCGGTGCCGGATGCTCCGAGGATGTTGTTGACGCTGATCTTCTTCGTCGTACCAGATGCCGCCATCGTGGTATCGCTGACATCAACGATAGGGATAACGTCATTAGCCGGATCAGCGGCGGTCAACGCCGTCAGTGCTGTGATCTTTGTGTCTGCCATATTATTCTACGGTTAAAATGAATTTGTCGGATGCTTCGGTTAAAATGAGATCGGTGCCCTGCTCAGTTGCCATTCGATCGTAGGTGCCAAAAGACAACACGATCTTCCCAGTTCCATCCTCTTGCAGTACGAAGAACTCGTCTTCCTGCAATAGATCCCGGCGCACGATTGGCAGATCGGCGGGCGTGACGTTTCCGCCAGACCCACTTGAAGCCAATCGTGTTCCAAGAGCGAGTGTCACGGTTAGGAGCTGATGATTCCGTTGAACGCGACCACCTGACCACTGGAAATCTGGAAGCTCGTAATCGGTCCAGGAAGCGTAATGCCAGCGGGGATAGCCACTGTGGACCAAGAGCCGCTGATTCCATTACCGGTGATCGAAGTGAAAGTGGTTACGGCAATCGTGGTGATCGCAACGAATGGGCCAGTGGTCAACGCGGTAGAGGTCACGAGCTGGAAGCCCGCATTGCCCATCGAATACTCGGTTGCCAGATTAGATTCTATGCTCATATGTCCCAAATTTTACGGATCTGATTCTTGCTGAAAGTGCTTTCAAAGCGGGTACCCTGCCGGTCTTCCATCCGGCTAAAGCCCTGCTTCACCTTGTCCTTGAGTTCGGCTTCGCGGGCAAAACCGGTAACCCCGAAGCGGGCTACCGGCTGCCTCGTCCAGCGTTCACCCTTGATCACAAGAGAATCGGTTCCCATTGGAGCGATTTGCTCCAAGGACTTGCCTTTGTTCTCGAAGGTGTAGATCGGCATGTTAAGACTCCATCTCGCTGTCGTACTCGGAAACCATGTTTCGCATACCTTCTTCGTCCATTGGTTCCATTGATTCCTTGCCGGCCTTCTCGTATTCGGCGGGCATACCGTTCACGCTTTGGATCTCAACGTAAGCCTCACCATTTTCAAGCTTCTTGAGAATACCCCGAACTTCCTGTAGGACAACTTCATCACCAACCTCGGGGGAAGCCTGTTGGCCATCTTCCGTGTCAGTGGAAAGAGCCTCGACTGGAATCGCAATCATTGGCGCATTGTTGTCAGCCTCATCACATCCGCAAGCGGAATGAGAAGGGGCACCACCGATTTCTCGACGATGCCCCTTTGGGCCGACGGCAATCACCATGATGGTGGCCGTCTTAGGTCGCATATTACAGCGTGGAAGAGGTCTTGGTGCGATGCACCAGGTACCAGACCGGGTTGATATTCCCAGGAGAAGCACCACTGGTGTTACCAGCGGCCAAACGCAGAGCGGCGAAGTACAGCTTCACACCAACGGTGACGAGCTGGTTCAACGGATCGCTCTTGTCGGGGGTATCGGTGATCACAACCTTCGGGGACAACGGATCATCACCGGTCAAGGCAGGGATACCGAACGACTCGTTACCAAAGAAGAACGAAGCAATAACGTCCGAGGTGTTGGTCAGGCCACCGCCACCAGCGGGTTGATAAACGAACTTGTTAGCTTCAGTGCTAGTGCTGGCCTGACTGACAAACGAGTTGGTCTGAGTGACAACGCGGCAACCGTAGATGGAACCCACCTCGCCCTTGTAGAACGGCTGGCCCTTGTTGCCGTAGTTAGAAGCGTTCAACCACTGGTCATCGCGCATCAGGTCGCGAGCAATGCGGGGATCGGTCGCGAGGACGTAACCACCGTTGATCATCGGAGCGCGGTTACGCTTCAGACGAGTCATGGAATCGAGGACAGCAGCAGAAGTCATCGTGGTGTTGGCGGCGGTGACGTCAGTGCTAAGTCCAGTAAAGCTCTGGTTAGCAGCAACCAACGTAGCGGGGTTACCATACACGCAAATGCCAGGGTTGGCGTTCGATGTATTGTTTCCGCAAGCGTCCGAGTTATCGAACGTACCAGCACCCTCGGCGGCGGAACCAATGGAACCATTGCTCGCGGTGAGGTTAGAACCAATCAGGGTGTTACGGATAACCGAGTCAACCCAGAGGGCCATGTCCAGACCGGAGGTCTTGGTGGCCTGCTGGAGCGAGTTGAACAGGTCCGTAGCGCGGAGGATGTCGGTCAATCCGATCACCTGACCATACTGAGCGAGGCTCTTGCTGAGGCGGTTGAGAACAAGAGCGCGATAGTTCGCAGTGCTGATGGGCGTACCTTCACCCGCCGTGGTCAGGTTTTGAACACTAGCAACGCTCGGAGAACCAAAGCGGAACATCGTGATGGCCTGATTACCATTGTTCTTGGGGATCGGAGCCTTCATGCCGAACTGATCAAGAATCGTCTCCTGTTGGACGATCGAGAGCAGCTCCTTGCTGAAGAAGTTCTGGAACTGAAGTGCAATACCGGTTGTACCGGAAGTGGTGATGGGCATATTTTAGTTGTGGTTGTGCTATTGGTTGCTTTCCCGATCGAACTCTCGTGCGGCTCTCATGAGCGCATCCCGTTGCTCCTTCTGGGATAGCTTGGAAAAATCCTTTTCCTCTGCTTTGAGTTGTCCTGCCGGAACGCTTTTACCAATGGCGGTCTTCTGCTGGAGCTTGTTGAGCTGTTCTTTCAGAGACTTATTCTCGGCTTCTACAGACTGAAATCGACCCGCAGTATCTTGGAGCTTCATCAATTCTACCGCATGGGCTAACCCATTGGGCAGCGTTGTTAAGATCGGAATGCGCTGCAACAACTCAACCGTTCGCTTGTACTCGTTACTGGACTGATCCTTCAACCAAGTCTCTTTCTCGGACAACTTGTTGAAATTATCTGCCCAGGTCTTCGTAAAGCGTTCCTGTTGAACCTGCTGCTGCTTCACACTCACGGTCTTACGGACGCCATCAGCCTTAGCTCGCGCTGCCTTGGCCAACTGAGAGTCACCATCCGCATCGAATTCCTTGGCCGCAGCCTCGTAATCCTCAGCAGTGTAACCCTTCTCGTCCCGAAAAGAATTGGTATCAGCAACCGTGGATTGCTCCCGTTGCTTGATCCACTCTTCCCGTTCACGC